CGGTGCGTTTCCAGCGACGAAGCGAACCGGGCGAACTTGTCGACCAGCTCGCCCGCCGACTGCGAAGTCCCCACCGGCCGTCAGCTAGTCGCTCGGGTCAGCGTGCCAGACCCACGGAACGTAACGCTCTTGTTCGCCGTAGTGCCAACCGACCCGGCCAGCGCAGGCGCCGACGTCACGAACGCCGAACCGCTAAACGACGGGTTCGTAGAAGTCACGGTAGCGTCCTCGGGCTTCACGAGAATCGTGGCGGTGGTACGCCCCGACTGGGCGGTCCAGATCGTGTCCGCCACGTTCGACGCAGCGAAATCGTCACGGAACTCGGCGGTCACCGACCACGAGTTCAGGCCGGCAAGAAACGACTTCCAGTTGACACCCATAGCGGTGTCTTCCTGCTCGTCGGTGTTCATCGTGAGCTGCACCGACACCACATGGTCGGACAGGTCGACGCTGTTGAACGTCAGATGTGCGTTGTCGATAACGAAGGTCGCCATCTCAGTTTGCTCCTAGCTGGTGTGCTTCGGTTAGACCCTCACCACGGCAACGGCGAGGGAGAACGAACCGGTGACCGTGTCCACAGTCACCCGGTAGTAGTCGTCGGTGATCGCTCCAGACGTCTCCACCCAGTACCCGCCCGTAGCGGTCACCGTCTGCGTAAGACGCTCAGTCGCCGACGTAAACCCGGCGTTGTCGTCAGACTCCACGTTCACGTCGGCGGTGGTGCCGGCGGTGAACACATGAATAGACATGGCGAGCTTCTGGTCGGCGGCGATCCCCGAAGCGATCTGAGCGCCGGTGCCGGTCGTGTTGCCGGACACGGTCTGCTTCTCGAGGCCCATGAAGCCCTTACCGACGGGCGAGTCGCCCCGAAGGTTGTATTGAAAACCGGCCATCGACCCGACGGTGCCGCCCCACGGCTGATACGACGTCGAGAAACCCTGCGTCGCATACGCAGTAGCGCCGTCGGTGTCGTCGACTCCGATCGTGACCACACGGCTCGTGCGGAGGTCAGCGAAGATCGAAGCGTCCGGCTCCGCAAACTGCGAATAACCGGTAAACTGCCCGTTCGACATCAACAGGCCAGGCTTGTACTCCTTGAACCCCGCCGACCCGAACGTCGTGCACTCCACTTCGTCGGCCTGGGCGTTCATCTGCAACTGGTTCGACACGCCAGACAGATCCTGCCCGGCAACGTAGAGCTGGCAGGAATCAAGAATCAGGGTCGCCATCGTTCACCTCATCAGGATCAGGGGCAGGCAACGGAGCAACGACGAGGTGCCCCGACTGCAACAGAGCCCGGACGGCCGGGTCGGTTTCGTCGACCTGACGCACCGCGCCTTTCTTGCCGAGCAGGCACCGGTCGGATGCGACCTTGACTCTCATGTTCTGCGCTCCGGTTGCGTAATCACGTACGTTTCGACATCAGCGGACCAATGCGTGCTGCCGGCGATGTCCTGCGTGCCGTAGTTCCCCCACGACGCCGCACCGTTTAGCCGGGCATCCCCGCCGAGCAGCACCCGACCAGCGAACAACGCCCGGTCGATACCGTCCAAGAGCGTGTCAAGGGCGTGCTGGCCGGCCTCGTCGTCAGCGAACGGCGCCACCACCTCCAACACGAACGAGTAGGTCACGTAGCCGCGCCCCATCGTGTCGGTCGTCTTGGCTTGCGGCGTCACCACCACCGCCCCGTCGTCGTTGATGGCGTCCGGCCGGAACCAGAAGACGTGGGCCGGGACGTCCGGGTCGGCGTCGAGGGTGTCGGCGATCGCTTGCCGGATCTCCACCAGCGACGCCATCAGACCATGTCCCACACCCGCACATACGGTGCGAGCATCCGCTCAACGTCAGGGTCCAAACGAGGCACCCGCAAGCCGCCAAACTCCTCGTAGCCGAGCACGCCCTCGGGTGACTTGCGGCGCCGCCACAACCTCAGAGCGGTCATGCGGGTCGCGTTCTTCACACTGTCCGGCACGGCCGCCCACCCCCACTGCGCCGTCACCCGCACCCGAGCCTCATGATGCACCGGAAACGTCAGCCCTGACGTCGCCCGAACCGTCGTGTAAGGCCAACCAGACCGGCCGTTCACGACGCCGTTCAGCGGCTCGAGCTGGTAAGCGGTCGACGCCGTCCACGACCCCGACCCGCCGGCGTCAGTCTCCACCACCAGCCCGCTCGTCGTATGGAAGTCGTCAACGACGATCAGGTCGTTGTACTTCGCCGAATACACCCGGGCCGACGCCGACCCGGCGTCAGTGAACACCCGGTGACAGTGATCCTCGACCGCTTCCTCAGCCGCGTCGAGGACATGATCGAACGAGGTAGTGTCGAAGCCGGACAGGTCGTCTCGGACGTTGGCCCACGCCACGAACTCGTCGACCGTTACGTAGTTCGGCACAACAGCCACCTCGACCAACTAGAGGGGTGCCGGGGCGCGCCCCACCGGGGGCGGCAGGCGGGGGCCAGCAGGGGCGCCCCGGCAGGACTAGAACTCGTAACCAAACCCCGCCGCCAACGCCTCAACCGCCGCCTTATCGTCACCGTCAGGCAAATCCGTCCACTCGAGCAGCGGCCCGTCCGGGTGCTTGTTCGTCCCCGTCCCGAGCTCGTCCAACACCGCCCTGGCATACGGCAACGGCACCGACTTCCCGGCCTTCGCCGCCAACTCCACAAGCAAACCAGGCGTGAACTCCTCCAACCGCCACGTCTGCTCAGCGTGCTTCTCAGCGGTTTCCCACCAATGCCGCACCACCCGCAACGCCTTCACCTCAGGCGCATCGCCAGGGTCGTAGCCGGCCCAGCGGCCACGTTCCTCCTCGAACGGCACCACCCACTCAGGCCGCTCATCCGGCGCCATGAACAACTCGTTCCCGATCATCGACCGGATCACCTTGAGCGGATGCCGCACCTGATGAAACACCCGCCCGGTGTAGTCGTCGAGGTAGTTCGTGGCGATCCACGAAGCGTCCCCAACCAGCGCCGGGGCGTGCACACCGTGCACGTTCCACCAGCCCTCGTGGCCGCAATGCACCCCGACCGACGTCAACGCCGTCGAGATGAACCCGGTGCCGGACCTGCCGGTGCCGACCACCACGAACTCGGGCTCCACCAGCCGGGTCGGCTGATGCTCGAAATACCACTCGTCCAAATCCACCGGCTTGCGATGCGACGTCTTCACCGACGTGTCGACATGCACCGGCACGCCCGACACCAGCAACCGGAAACAGAACGACAGATCCTCACCGAACTGGGTGCGGCCACCCGGCCCTTTCGGCAACGTGATCGGGCTGAACCAGTGGTCACCGATCTCTTCTCGCAACCCCTCCAAGATGCCCCGGTGAATCAACAGCGCCGCAGCCCCGGTGCCGTCGACCCTGACCAGCGTGTCTCGTTCGTAGTCGTCCAACGCTGCGAACCCGACCTCGTCGGCCTTCTCGATGAACCGGTAAATCGTCGGTTTGACAATGAACCGCGACGCCTGCTCATCGGACACCTCATACCGCCGGTAAGCGAACGCCAAAGCCCCCACCACCGGCCGTTTCGTCGGCGAGGCCGACGCCTTCAACCTCGACGCCATGTCTGGGCCGAACCCCATGTCGTCGTCGATGAACAGCAGCCACTCGCCCGGCGTCGCATCCAGAAACGCCTTCACGGCGTCGTTGCGCGACTTCCACAAATCCACGTTCGACTGCACCCGGATCGGCGGGAACAACACCGACTCGTCGTGCTGCACCATCTTGTCGAGACTGACAGCGAAGTTCCCAGCGATCGACTGCCCGCCATGCAAATGTGCGACGACGACGCTGCCCTGCTGCACGTCCACCCTGCGCCCTGCCTGTTCCCCCACCTGTCAGACCTCCTCGACCGCCTCAGTCTTCCTGGGGCGGCCTGGCCGCCGCTTCGGCGGGTCGTCCTCGCCGATCGGTTCGAACGCATCCGGCGCCGCTGCCAGCCGCCAGTCGCCGGCCTCGACCTCGAGCCCCGGCGACACCGGCGCCATGTAGGTCGGGCTGGCCTGCATGTTCACAACCATGCGAGTGTTCGACGCCGTACAGATGTAACGCTTTGTCATAAGTGCCTGCCTTAGATAGCTAACTTCAATTGAAACTCACGCTGCGCCCGCTCGACCAGCTCCG